GGAAAACCTTGCAATGAATACGTTGCATAACATGCCACCCAGTGAGGTGGTTGTCGTGTCTGGTCGCGCCAGACAAATCGTTCGTAAAAACAAGCGTGTCCCCGTGAAACAGGGAGCGTCCGCGGAGTCCCCGCGGTTGAACACCCGCTTCCCGCCTGACAAGGAGGAAACGGAGCCTGGTCCTTCCAGGCGAAACATCCGTAAAAAGAAGCGCAACCTTGGAAAACAGGAAGCGTCCGTGGAGGACCCACGGTTGGAAACCCGAAGAAATGTCCAGGAAATCACGGTAGTGCGTGATGAGCATGGGAGTCATGCCAGTTCTGCCTTTAAGGGGGTGGATATTCCTAGGCCCGAAAGGGCTAAAAACGCTTCTTCAACTTCTCCCCCGATGAGAGATATCTCTGATTGGGCTGAGAGGCACGCGCCCCTTGTGGCGTCGTGTGATGAGTTTGTCTGTTTGCCGTTGTCCGAGTTGGGTATCAAAACCCGGCTTGGGAACGGCGTAAGCAATCCCCACGCGTTCAGTGCTGCTTGCCGAACGGCTGCTGTGACTTTAGTTGTCAAGCATGCTGGACGCGGCAAACATTACATGAAGTGCCTCGACCATTTCGGCTCCGCTCGAACTCTTTCCATTGACCCTCGGGTTTCAGGTCCTTTCGGACCGTGGTTAGATAAGAGCAAAGCTTGTGCAATTGACTGGGTCGCTAGCCCCGATCTCGCCGTCCGAGGGGACGCGGCTCGTGGCAAGGACGTTCGCGTTCCTTTTTCTGATGAGAAATACGATTTAGTCATCTCTGTTGATGTTTACCATCTGGAGGTGAGTGACGTTCGGGATTTGATCTCGCGTTCACTCACTGGACAGGTTTACATCATTTTGCGCAAGTTTACTGGAGCTGGAGGAGCCGACACTCCTATTGTCGACTCAAATGGTAAAAGCCTCGTCGAGCAAATCTTCTTTCGGACGAGCGACGGATTGGTCGTGTCTTCACCAGATGAAAGTTCTGGGTTTTACGCGCCTCATCCGAGTCCGGATTGGTTATGGCAACGTAGCTTTGAGGATATTGATATTGCCCCTGTTTCAAAACTCGGACCCTATCATATCGTCAGATGCGCGTTGGCTAAACCAAATGCAGTTGATATCCCCGCTCTACCAAAGATCTTTGGAGAGTGCGAGTGGATACTACTAGATACATGTGCTCCGTCTCTATGGCGGTTGGTATCGATTTATTCTCGGAAACGAGTTTTGGCACATGTCCCGACGCTCAACATTGTTGGCCCCAAAGTTAACCGTAAAATACCAAACGGCAATATTTTGGACACAACTCAGACGCACGTGCAGAAGGCATTTGCGTCGGTCGACTGGTTAGTTGCCGCACAAGTTAGGGACCCAGAGAGGTTCCGCCAATTACTTGACGGCACTGTCCTGGCTTGTCTCTTCCACAACCGCCATTCCGACACCCAAGGTGTCGCAATGTTGCGGCAGGCGCAGGTTGCGTCTGAAGGATGGTTGGTGAAAGCTCGGGCCGTTGACAACAAATTTTCACGTCCTTGGACAGGCCTCGGTCTCACCGCTATGGTAGGAGGGTCAGTCTGTTTGGTCGCCGGCGGCTTCTTTTATCCAAATTTATTTGGAAAATTGATTGTCAAACCGCTGGCGTTGGCAAAACCTGTGTTTTGTCGCTCGGTTGAGCTGGTGCTTTCTGCATTGGGTTCAAGTTGGCGGCAGATATGTGAGTGGTTTGCCGAAGCCAAGAGGATTCCAGGAGCTTGGCTCTGGAAGAAGCAACCAGTGGTCGCGGCAGTGCTTGAAGAAGCACTTGCTTATGTGTGCGAACCACTTGCTATCTGTGGCTATTTTGTTGAGTTTGGCATGTCGCGGAACAAAATCCACGCGACGGGACCCCTATTGATGCATCTGTGTTGTTCCGGATTGCGTCTCTATGGTGGACCCTTTGGGAAATTTGCGGCTCTTGTTGGACATGTTTATTGGAACATTCCTCATGCAAAGAGCCCACGTTTCGATGAATTCCTTAAAATTTTCACGACAGGTGGAATCAAGGGAAATGTTGTGAGAGGTTGGAGCGCTATCCCCGTAGGCGTTACCCTTCCTTCATATGTTTCTCGCATGATTAGCTGTCCTCAAAATTTGAGAGGGACGATCGAAGTCAGAGTCGATGGACTCGACGTGACGGTCGATGAAGCATTGGAATTGCTACCTACCGATGAGGTTGGACGCAATGTCATGTATCCGATTGCTATCACAAATCGTGTTTTGCAAATGCCTGCCAATGTGGAGAGAAACCTATTGGTAGCTGTGTTGACTCGCACGCACAAGGACCCCTTTGTTGGGAACCCATGTCCTGAAAGTGTGAGACATTCCAACTGGACCAAGCTTGGAGAACAATTGGCTAGTATGTGTCCCGACTTGACAAGTCGCCACATTACAATTGCTGATAATATCAAAGCTATGGGAAAGAAGGGAGCCCGAATCCAACACGCATTTGATGATTGCGTTAAGGGAGTCGGGTTAAATCTGGGAAAGACAATTAACCTCAAACACAACGAAACGATCTCAGCGCAGAAAGAAATGGACGGGTTGCTCACAATGAAGCCCCGAGCCATTCAAAATCTGCCGGCTATCACCCACGCTCTGATGGGTGGCGAAGCTAGGACGTTTGCTGCCGACTTACACGAACTTTTCGATGGGAGAGTTCATGATGTATGTGGCATTCCCGTACGTATTTTCTTCGCTTCCGGTTTCAATCAAGGAAAGTTGAACGACATTGCAGACGCCATCGAGGAGGGTGGCGTCGTGTTTGCTATGTCGGGAGACGATTCCATAATTGGCTGGGGCGGAATCGTACGAGAATTGTGTGGTGAGGCCGATCAATCTCTTTTTGATCAATCGCAAGACGATGGTCCGATGAAATGTTTCATGGAACCTATCCTCAAGAAGATGGGGAGGTCCGAAACTTTCATACGGATGGCATATGCCGCGTGTTCCGAGGGATACACAATTAGGAAAGGAAGACTGTCTGTTAGAGGGCATGGTGGAACTCAGATGCCTACGGGTGTCACCACCACCACCTCTTTCAATTCTTTGTCTACCTTGGCCTCTTTTGTGTTTTTCCTCGGAAACATGGATAAGTATCCGACGATGGCCGAATCCGGTAGGGATTTGGGATTTACCGTCAAGTACTTTCCGCGCGACACGTTGTCGACTGCCACCTTCCTGAAGGGATGGTGGCAGAAAGATGTATATGGGAGTAATCAATGGATGCCCCTACCATCTGCGGTTTTGAAATTAGGGAAGGTTTTGACCGACCCAGTCATGATAACAAGGGTCACACGACGGGGTAAAAAGTGCTACCTCACGCCAAATGAAGCTGTGCGCGTTTGCGCTACGGCTTTGGCGTCATCTTACGGGACCGTCGATCCAAGTTATCCTGTTTTTGGTTCGTTCTTAAACATGTTGAAACGTTTAGGAACGAACATGAACAAACCGATAGCCAGTCTTCAGGAGTCATGGAAACCGCAGATGAGCGGAGTTCCAGTGCAGCGAGACTTGGTTTTGGAAGCAGTCGAGAGCCGATACGGAATCACCCCTGGAGACGTGAAATCTGTGGAAACTCTCTTCGACTCCATTAATATCTTGCCCGTCTACATTGAGCACCCAGTGTTTGACCGGCTTTGCGACGCCGACTACTAAGTCGGCGTCCAGGCAGCGTGGCTACGGCTAGGGCTTCACAACCCCTCCTAACGCAGTGATCCATGAGCAGTGCAGCTTTTGCTGGGGGTTTGACAACCCCCCTCGCACAGTCACGGGGGTGGAATAAACTAATATGGTCAAGAAAAACAAGCAAAACAAACAGACTATCGCCAAGGTCGATGGACAGGGCAACTATTACACAGACCGTATCGTACCCGTTATGCAGCAACTCGTCCCCAAGGGGACTTTTGCCAATTTCGGAAGAAACGCGGGATCAATCGGAGGCACAGCCCTCGGACTCAAAGCGGGACGACCAATCCTTGGAGGCATTGCCGGCAGAGCAGCCGGAGGTTTCCTTGGGAATGGATTGTCGCGTATTCTTGGGTTTGGGGATTATAAGGTGCAGAGTAACAGCATTTTTAAAGAGAGCATGGCGATTGCGCCGGGTGAGTCGGTCCCGTCCTTCGGGATGATTGGACAAGAAACCCGCGTACGCCATCGCGAATTTATCAAGGATGTCGTTGTGCCAGCTACTCCAACCGCTTTTTCTAACACCGCTTACACCATCAACGCCGGTGACACTACTACTTTTCCCTGGTTGGCAGCTTTGGCAGCCAATTATCAACAGTATAAGGTCAACGGCATGGTTTTTGAGTTCAAGACTCTTTCCAGTGACATTACGTCTGGAGGAGCCTTGGGAGCCGTCATTTTGGCGACGAATTACGATGTGACGGAAATTGCGTTCCAGGATAAACTCCACATGGAGAATTCCCAATACGCAGTGTCCGCCAAACCGTCTCAGAGCCAAATTCACACCATCGAGTGTGATCCGGCTTTGACTCAATCCAAGATGTTGTATGTTCGCGATGCTTCAAGTGCGACCACGAACGTCGACGCAAGAATCAGCGACCTCGGCAAGTTCCAACTGGCTACAGTTGGACTCCCAGGAAGTGCTGGAGCGGTTCTCGGTGAACTTTGGGTTAGTTACGACGTCAGTCTCTACAAACCTGAAATCGCTGCTCCTGGAGCAGCTGCCGACGCTTCTGGTTCTAAGGCAGGTTCAGCCGCAAATTTGTTCTCAACGGATGCCACCGTTTTGGGACTCGCTTTCACTCTAAAGAACAACACAGTTACTTATCCGTTTATCGGTAAGTATTTGCTGGAGTTGCGTCTTAATGGTACAGGCATTGCAGCACCCACCTTTGCGTCTTCGACCGCCTCGGTCACGGCTTTAACTGGTGATTCTGTCATCAATACAGCCTCGACTCTTGGTGTGTCTCTCTACTTAGTCAACATAACTTCTGCTTCTCAAACGGTCGTCTTCGACGCCACTGGGAGCACAACTGTTTCAGTTGCTGTTGCACGCACTGCTGCGTACAGCTTCGCTTAAGTGGACATCACCCCTCGTCACCCTGACGTTAACTGGCGGCGAACCGATAACAACGCGTGTCCACAACGAGAAGATGGGACCTTTCTTAAATGATAG